GATTTGTACTTTTCGTTTTGTAGTATTTTCGTAGATATCTTTCGTTAAATCTTGAAAACTTTTACCTTTAAATATTTCATTGTCTTTTGACATGGTTTTCTCCTATATATACCTAATCATATATAAATATAAAGATTACTAAAATTGTTGGTAAAAATTAAAAAACCCACTAAAAAAGTGGGTTTTTTTTTATTTAAAAAAAGTTATTACTTAATTTGGTGGTAGGTTTGTGTCCCGTTGCTTTATAATGTTGTTCTATTATTTTTTTATAGTGTTTTTTAAAAGTATTTACAACAGATGTAATATGTATTGTATTTACATTAGTCATTTCTCTAATAAGAATATATAGGGCTTTTTTATTAAAATTTTCTATTTCTTCTTTATTTTTAAATAATTCAATTATAGCATATGCAACATCTATATCTCTTTTTTTATTAAAGATATCTAATATGTTTTTATCAAAATATTCGATGACATCAGATAGTATCTCATTGGCTAATTCAGCTGATTTCGATGCATCCGAAGAAAGATTTTTTACAACATCTATATTATCATGCATTTTTAATTTTTTATAATTATTATTGTTGTGAAGAATCAAATAGTTTTTTGCTACAACTGAAAAGTAACTAAAAGCTTTTGCACCTTTTGTATGATCATATTTATGCATATTCATAACAAGAAAAGATACTACTTCAGCTTTAACATCTTCAAATGGATAATCAAAATAAGTAAACTTAAATGTATTGATTATATTTTCAGATAGCTTGTCAAAAGCATAATGAATTTCTTTTTGATATAATTTATTTTTAAAACCATAATCTTCACTACCATTATACTCTATAATAGCAGCTTGTACATTTTCATCAAAATACATTGTTTTTTTACTTTTTGGTCTTGGCATCTTCATTCTCCTCTGTTTCAAATATCTCATTCAATATTAATTGAATATCTTTTAATTGTTTAAAAAAGAATCCCACTTCATCATCTGATTCGAATGTTCCTTTATTGTCAACCATTTTCATTCTTTCCGTAGAATATTCTATCATTTGTTGTATTCTTAATATAAAATTTTCGTATTGATTTATTCTTCTTAACGCATAAAATGTTATTACAGATGTAATTACACTAATCAAAAAGAATAATATAGTTAGTATCCACCACATATTATCTCCTAATTAAAAAGCTCGTCAAATTTAGCTTTCATATTTTTAATATCTTTATCTGATGTTTTTCTCTGTTCAACGGCCTCATCAGAATGTTCTTCTTCACCTTGTAACCAATTTTGTTTCTCACATATTGTAGATAACCAATCACCAAAGTGAATGATAGAACCAAGACAATGTCTCGTATCCACATAAGATTTAAAATAAGTTTCAGCTGCCGGGTCAAATAACCCATCAGCACATAAAATAGCTTTGTAAACATGTGGGTTAACATCAATATGATATTTAGCCAATAACCATAAAGCTCTATCGTGAACTGTCATATAATCTAAATCTTGATTGTGAGTATACCATTCTTTCAATTTCTTTCTTCTCCAATCATCAGTTTGATATTTATAGTATGGTTGTGTTCCATCACCAAGTTTACCCAAGTCGTGAAACATAGCCGCCATTACAACATCACAATCTGGATGAATTACTTTTACACCATTTGATTCATATTGTCTTTTAATCATAAGTGAATTTTTAATCACATGTAATATATGGTCAAGATAACCACCTTTAAAACAATTGTGATAGTTTGGACGACCTGACGCAGGTGCTGTTTTATATTCATCTTCAAAGTCACTATGTAACTTTAGAATATTTTCTTTTTGTTCACCTTCAAAATGTTCGTCAATGATTGACATTAATTCTTTCCAGTTATTATCCATTTGTTCTTGATTTATCATCTTCCTACTTCTCCTAAATATTTTTGTCTAGCTTCTTCCCAAGTCATATTAAACATATCATTGTAAAATAATGTCTCGTCTTTT